AGAGAAATGATCCAAAACGCGAAAATCAACGAGAAGCTCCCACGTAACGAGGTATGAAATGGAAACCAAGGTCTACTCGATATTCGATAAAAAGGCGGCGATTTACAGCCCGCCCTTCTATGCGCCGCACGATGGAATCGCCATGAGGAACGTCTCCATGGCGGCGCGCAACATGGAATCCCAACTTGGTCAGTACCCGTCCGATTTCGCTCTCTATCGGCTCGGGAAATTCGACGACCAAACAGGCAGCTTTCTGACAGGCATGCCCGACTTCGTGATCGAAGTCGTATCCCTTCTCCCCGTCGAAACACAACTCCCGCTCTTTCAAGGAAAGGAAGCCGCAGAATGACCCGTATCCCTTCAGTCATGCCGGCACAGAGCCGGTTCTCTACCGTCCCGAATGCCGAAATCCCGCGATCATCTTTTGATCGCTCTCACGGCTATAAGTCCACCTTCAACGCGGGCGACCTCGTCCCGATCTTTGTGGACGAAGCCTTGCCGGGTGACACGTTCAGCCTCAACATGACAGGCTTCGCGCGTCTCGCCACTCCTCTGCATCCGTTCATGGATAACGTCTTCATGAACACATTCTTTTTCGCCGTTCCCATACGGCTCCTTTGGGAGAACTGGGAAAAGTTCAACGGCGCTCAGGAAAACCCCGGAGACTCGACCGACTATCTCGTGCCCGTTATCGAGGCGCCTGCGTCCACTGGCTTCGCCCCTGGCAGCATCTTCGATTACATGGGCATTCCGACCGGGGTCGATAACTTCGCGCACAGCGCCCTTTGGGCGCGCGCCTATAACCAGATTTACAACGAGTGGTTTCGAGACGAAAACCTTCAAGATTCGGTTCCGGTTCACAAGGGCGACGGCCCGGATCCGGCATCCGATTACACCATCCTCAAACGCGGAAAGCGTCACGACTACTTCACCTCGTGCCTGCCATGGCCCCAGAAAGGCGAATCCGTCGACGTGCCGATCGGCACAACCGCGCCCGTCACAGGATCTGTCATTATCACCGGAGACGGCACCTTGCCGACGTTCTCCACGCAAGGCGGCGTGGGCGCGCAGTTTAGCAATCAGCTCCTGGACGTCACCGGCTCGTCCCCGCAGGTACCGAGGTTCGTCTCAGGCGTCACACTCGGCGGCGGCACTAAGAATGTACGCTTCGGAGACAACACCGGCCTGGAAGGCGAAGCCGGGCCGGATATGGTGGCGGACCTCTCCGAGGCGTCTGCCGCAACTATCAACATGCTGCGTCAAGCCTTCCAGATTCAAAAACTGTACGAGCGCGATGCGCGAGGCGGTACTCGATACACCGAGGTCGTAAGGGCACACTTCGGCGTCACGTCGCCCGACGCTCGTCTCCAGAGGCCGGAATATCTCGGCGGCGGTCAATCGAGCGTCAACCTTCATGCGGTCCCGCAGACCTCGAACACAAATACGCAGCCCACACCGCAAGGCAATCTTGCAGCCTACGGAACATCTACGCTCAACGGACACGGCTTCACGAAATCCTTCACGGAACATTGCGTTATCATCGGCCTTGTATCGGTTCGCGCCGATCTCAACTATCAGCAGGGCCTCAATCGCATGTTCTCCCGCCGGACCCGGTGGGATTTCTATTGGCCTGCTCTCGCTCATATCGGCGAGCAAGCCGTGCTCAACAAGGAAATCTTCACGCAGGGCACTTCTGCCGACGAAGAAGTCTTCGGCTATCAGGAACGGTTCGCGGAATACCGCTATAAGCCGTCCGTCATCACAGGCGAAATGCGCTCTAATTTCGCCCAGTCGCTTGACACATGGCACCTTGCCCAAGACTTCGAAAGTCTTCCGGCTCTCAATGCCGCATTCATCGAAGAAAACCCGCCGATTGGGCGCGTCATTGCGGTGCCTTCGTCACCCCACTTCATCTTCGATTCTTACTTCCAACTTCGATGCGCTCGGCCCATGCCCATCTATGGCGTGCCCGGTCTTATCGACCACTTCTGAGGCGCGCCATGTCTTTCTTCTCAGGGCTTGGCTCCGGCATCGCATCAGGCTTAGGGTCAATCGCGTCCGGCTTCATGGGTATGAAGTCGGCCAAAGACCAAATGGCCTTCCAAGAACGGATGAGTTCGACGGCCTATCAACGCTCTATGGCAGACATGAAAGCTGCCGGGCTCAATCCTATGCTCGCCTATCAACAAGGCGGCGCTTCAACGCCTCAAGGCGCAGGCTATTCGTTCGATAATGCAATCGAACAGGGCCTTTCTTCGGCCCGTCAAACACAAATGGTCAAAGCGGAAATCGACCAACTGAAAGCAAATACGCAAGCCGCAAAAACGCTATCGGCGCTGCAAGAGGACCAATCTATTCTTGCCGTTCAAAACGCTATAACCTCGGCGGCTACAGCGCGCCGGGAACTCGCGCAAGAAAATCTTCTCAACTACCAATCGGTAAAAACGCAAACCGACAATCTCATTTCCACTTGGAATGTCCATTCAGCGAAAGCCGAGTCGCGTCTCAAGGAACTGGAATTGCAACAATTCGAGCGCTTCGGCGGAAGCAAGTACAGCAAGGAAATCGAGGGCCTTATCCGAGGCTTTAATTTCCTCAACAAAAATTGGAGAGACTGAATGAGCTTCTATCGTAAACACCCGCGTTTCTATACGCCAGTCGGCGGTCCCTCTCTCACGCAACAACACATGAAAGATGAATGCGACATCAATCGCATTCTCAAAAAATACCAGAAGGAAGGCATCCTTCGTCACGTCGCGAAATTCGCCGGTCGCTATGAGGATCTGCCCGACTCTATCGACTATCAGGAAAGCCTCAACGCGGTCATGGCCGCGCAAGAGGCGTTTATCTCTCTGCCGTCCTCCGTACGCGGACGATTTGACAATGATCCGGGCCGCTTCCTCGCCTTCGTCGGCGATCCGGCAAATTCGAACGAGCTCGTGTCGATGGGCCTCGCGTCTCACCGTCCTCCTGCCAAGCAATCGGGCGGCGCGGCTCCCAAAGAGGCTGACCCGGCGGCCCCCGACCCCGCGTCTTAAATCAGCGCCTTGCGCGCATAGCAAACGGCAAAAGTCAAGACTAAAAGCCCCTAATTGGGGCTTTTTTTTTGCCGACTAGCACAGTACCTTCTTGATGTAACTGTGCTAGGTGACACCTCAACAAGAAAGGCCCAAATCATGGCAAAACGCCCCAAGAAGCTCCCCCGCAAAAAGAGCAAAAAGCTCTTCACGAAAACGGCGAAGGCCGTCCACCCCAAAAATATGGCCTCAGGGCCCATGCGCGGGGGCATCCGGGCCTAATGGTCTGCTATACGCCCAACAAAGCCTTCCGGTCGCCGACACTGTCGGCGTCCGGGAAGCTCTCAATCTCCTTCACGCCGAAAAAAGGCTACGCCGACATGCCCATCGAATTGGCATGCGGCCAATGCATCGGCTGTCGCCTCGAGCGGTCCCGACAATGGGCCGTCCGAGCAATGCACGAAGCAAACCTCTATGAGGACAACTGCTTTCTCACCCTCACCTACAACGACGAAAACCTACCGGCTGACGGCTCAATCAATAAGCGACACGTTCAACTTTTTCTTAAACGACTACGCAAAAAACTGAGCCCACATAAATTCCGGTATATCTACGCTGGTGAGTACGGAGAAAAAACCTATCGTCCTCATTATCATCTCATCATCTTCAATTACGACTTCCCCGACAAAAAACTTCATCGCAAAAGCCGGACGGGCAACAATCTGTACACGTCCGAAATTCTCGACCAAGTCTGGGGACTTGGTCACGGCCTCATAGGGGCCGTGACCTTCGAAAGCGCGGCGTACGTGGCGCGCTATTGCCTCAAGAAGGTAACAGGGAAGGGTGCCTCTGCTCATTACGAAACCGGCGAAATCGACCCTGAGACAGGCGAAGTCCTGTCGGTCGAGCCGGAGTTCTTTCAGGCATCTTTGAAACCCGGAATCGGGAAACCCTTCCTTGACAAATATAAATCAGACATCTATCCGCACGACCATGTGATCGTTCGCGGCCACAAGTCCCGCCCGCCGCGGGCTTACGACCTTTCACTCCCAGAAGAAGAGGTGTCACAACTTAAAAAAAAACGCATCGCGCAAGCGAGGCCCTACAGAAAAAACAATACTAAGGATCGTCTCAAAGTCAGAGAAATGATCCAAAACGCGAAAATCAACGAGAAGCTCCCACGCAACGAGGTATGAAATGGAAACCAAGGTCTACTCGATATTCGATAAAAAGGCGGCGATTTACAGTCCGCCCTTCTATGCGCCTCACGATGAAATCGCCATGAGGAACGTCTCCATGGCGGCGCGCAACATGGAATCTCAACTTGGTCAGTA